TTTTAAGATAAATTTCCTTTTTAACGTTGCCTAAATTATTAGGTACAACCTAGTTAAAATATTCAAAATATAACCTAAACCATAGTAATATTATAAATATAATGTAAAACATTTTGAACTCTTTGTTCATCTTACGGGTGTAATCACGCAACGTTTTACGTTTAAATAAAGAAAGCAGAAGCCAACTTATGATCATTAAAAATCAACTGTGAGCTTAAACCTTCATGTGTCTCTAGATCCGGTAAATAAATTACTTTCTCTTCTTTCTTTGTTTGTCCTTGAACAGGAACAGGAGTGAAAATTAACTCCATTTTATCTGGTACATTTGGAAAAAACATAGCATCCAATTCAGTCCATGATACATTAGGCATTTCTAAGCCTTCCTTGTCACATGCATCTTTTAACTTATTGAACCATTGTTTGAAAAACTTTGGGCCATGGCCATATGATAACTCCAGGCTGGCTTTAACATTCAACAATGTTGCTTCTCTTATATTCGGACTTTTCCAAACCCATTGTGCACACTCTGTTATTGATATCATATCTAACGGTGCTAACCACATTCCTTTCTTATTAGGATGCTTCCTAAATGTTCGCTTCAAAAAAGTTTCCTGCTCTAGTGTTTGATATGCGATATTCCCAATTTTACTGGCATCTGTATAAATAAAATCAAATTCAGCATACCAATTAGATAACGTCACACAGTTAAATCTATCTGCAAACTCATCCGAAACATTCACTAATTCATCATCCCCATAAGTTACTTCCTCAACATGCTCATCGTATAATGATAGTGGTTCCTTTGTTATATCAATCCAACCCATTCGCAAGAGAAGATGATGTACAATATCGTTTAAAGGAGTTGTTATAGGGTGACCTGATGGGATACCGCACAAGGTAAGATACACTGTATTATTAACCAGATGAACGGTTTGTGTAACAGACAAAGAAAGCATAAATCTCATGAACTGATCTTTAATGAATTTTTCCTTATCCTTATAACTATGATGTTCTGCATACCAATCATTTATTAACTCAAATGCCTTTGCAACTAATTGCGCCCAAATTCGTGGGCCATAGTCAGTAAAGTCACCTGAGAAAACCTTCTTTCCTTTTGAACTTAACCGATATGCGATCTCTGCCCATTCAGGACCATCATTAGCTATTCCAATAGCATGCTTTAACATATGTCTATTCTTCATATAAGATGCAATAAAATCCATAAAATATTGTCTCGTAGATATTAGATAATCCGCACCACACTGAGAAAAAACACGAGTTCCTGCAGCTTGTTCAAGCTTCCTTTTCTTCCTCCTTTCGTCCTTTAGGGTATCTTGAAAAACATCAAAAGTCTTAATTCCTTGTTCACGCATATCATGCTTTAACTTTATTACACGCATCAAATCGTCATTAATTTCCACATCAACCACATTTGAGTTATTATCACGATGTACTGTTATATACTCGCTTTTCTTTTTTCTTTCACCACAATTATATGGCCATCCCATAGAGGTTGACAAATCAATAGGATCATAGTGTTCGAAATCCAAACCAACTATCGCTTCCTCTACCGTTAATGGTCTATCAATAATTCTTAATGGTTTAGCCTTTCTCATAACTCCAAAATAATGTGCAGATGCTCGATTAATTAAATCCTGTTTAAAAGGTCGCGGACATCGAGTATGTTTTTGAACTCCATGATATAGCGGTGTTTTATCATGTTTCCATCGTTCATCCCTAGACGATAATATACCTGGTTGAGTTTCAACAGATGTATCCTCAATCTTTCCTTGAATCAACGACGGAATAATTTTTGTTTCAGATGACATATAAGGAGTTAGTTTTTTTGAAACTGTACCCAATATAACCACATCACCATTGATCTCCATTCGCGGTTCACCATTATCCAAATTTGGTATAAACATAGAAACAGGTAGTTCGTTCTTTTTAAGTGCTTTGATATCTTCCTGAATAAGAGGAATACAATAATGTAATCGATTAGCCAAGCCAGCATGGTAAAACATTGCAATCGGTGCATTAGAATTAATAACTCCAACAACACCACAATCTCCTTTCACCAATGATGCTTCACACTCGATGCAATACGTATCCCATACAACCTTCTGATCAAAATACTCCTCTGCTTTAACAATCACATCTCGACGATCCTTTATTCTAGCTGTAAATGTATTAATGACATTAGCCACTTTCGAAACACGAACCAAAGTTGCATCTAAATGGTTTGCTGTATGATCTGCCAATGGTGAAATCTTATTAATTATTGACCGGAATTGAGGTGTATAAACGGGAAACTGAACATATGC